TTTGGTAAAGCCACCACCCAATGTCTACTGTCTATGTTTTGGAATTTTTTCTTTGGCTTTGCTCCACCTTGTTCTAAAAATCTTGTGCATTCTTTTTCGTTCCAATTATAACCTAATTTTTTCATAAAAGACCTAAACGTTTCTAGTTTAAATCGCATTTCCGAATCATCCCGCCATATATTATCAGAATCTATTTGGTCAAATTCAGTTGTATCTTCAACATCTTCTAAAAATCTAGCCATCCTGTTGTTAAATACATCGTCTCTCTCTTCAACTGCATCAAATCCTTCCATGTCTTGTTTATTAGTTACAAGTTCTTCCAACCAATCTCTATAAGGATCTGGATCTCTTTTAGTTGGTTTTAAAGGTCTCCAAACAATATCATAATTTAATAACTGTTCCCCTAAAAGTTGCTGTTGATATAATTGTTTAGTTGAAAGTCTTATTGATTTTCCTTGTATAGGAAGAATCCAATAAGGTTCTGGATATGAATTAACTTTAAGTAATTTTCCTACTTCTGGTAAAGCTTCATTAGCACCAATTCCTAATTTTCTTTTTATACATTCAGAAGATACACAATGCATTCTAGCAATAGAAGTTTTACACTTATAAGCATATTCTTTATTTTCTACTCCTCTAAATATATTTTGTAATTCCTTCGGGTGGAGTTTTTCTGAACAAACTTTTGGCATCATTTCTCTTGTCCACTCTTCATACATTATAGGATCTGGATTAATCTTTTTTGCCAAAACAGCTACATTAAACATAGCATCATTTCTACCCTCACCTTTTTGAACTTTATTTTTCATAAAATTAACTACACAAGGTGGGTAGTCTTTAGTTTCATCGTCTTTAAATATTTTTAATTTTTTAAATTCTGCTGGTGTAAGTCTGTATTTAGATACAAATTCAAATAAATTTTCTAACTTAATTGAGTTGCATTCATCATCCATTGCAACTCTAGTTGTCATGTGTGCTTTTTGATAAGGTAAATTTACAAAATTACCTTTTCTTTTATCATCCCATTTTTCAGGGGTAAGATCTACTTCGTCTTGTGCAGGAAAAATATCTGTAGTGGTATCATTAATACCTAAATCAGAAGCTATTTGAATTAATTTTTTTCTCATTTCCGATGCTGCAATAACACCGTCAATAAATAAAATTAAGTGGAGTCCGTTCGATTTTGATCTGAATGGGACGAGTGGGTATTTTCTCTTACGAATAATGGATATAAGGTCTTGATGGCGTATATTATAACGATCAACATCAATGACCCCCCAACTGCATGTATTATCATCTCGAATGGGAACTGACCCATAATAAGCTTCTCCTTTTAAATGTTGCACCCAATGTTCTTTTGTAATTGGGGAAGGTTCTAACCAATGTTTGAATTCTGCCTTACCTTTGGAATTTTTCTTTCCGGTGGGTTTGGAAACGCCAAAATATGTATTGGAGCCCTGGAAGAGTTTTACAAACTCCTCCAGGGTTTTGTCAAGTAGAGCCATAAATTAGAATGGAGTTTTAGCTGCCTGTTCTTCTTTATTGTGATTTACTCTAACTGCTCCTTTTTTACAACTTTCGTAAAAATCAAAAGCTGCCTTCATAACCTCTTCACTATCTACTCCTCCAAGGTGTTCGATCTCCCAACCAAACCAAGATCCAAGATTATTTTTCTCTAAAACAGTTTTTAAAGAATATCTTTGAGTAAATGGTGCTGGTTTAAAAAACCCTGCGCCACTTTTTCTTTTCTGTCTTAAAGACATCATCATTGAGTTCCACTTTTTAGATTTTTTTCTTTGAGTGGATTTCATTGTTAATAAAGCTGTGGATGATTTATCCGGCTCTACTATCAAAACATAATGAGAGGCAGTCTCTTCAATGTAGTTCCCATTTTCAAGTCTGTCTTTGCCGTCATCACCTCTTGTAGTTTTACTCATGATGTCAGAGTCGCTTGAATAAACATTTACTGGAGCAACAGCACCTTTTTCTCTGTCTTTCCATTCAATGTACTCAAGCTTATAATAACAAGGAACTACGGTAATACCTTTGGCACCATCGTATAGTTCATCTGTTACTGTGTTATAAATCATTCCTGCTCTAGCTTCTGAAATGAATTGACTATCACCCTGTGTTACCTGTGGTGATAATTGTCCTAACACTTTTAGGAATGGTAATGCTAAACTTTTTGAGTCAACATTTTCAAACCCAGCATCAGCAAATTGCTCAATATTTAAATTAGCAACAGCTCCTGCTTTTTCTTTAATCGCAACTTCGTTCGATTGTCCGTCTTTGATCTTCATTTATTACTCCTTATTTGTTATTTGTTATTTTCGTTTTATTTGCAATGTATACTCCGAACAAATCAAATGGTAATTCCTTACCACCTTCAACTTGCTCTCTTACAAAGGCCTTCAGAGTCATTGGCTCAACTTTTTCTTTTTTATCGTCTTGCTTGAGTTCCTTTTTGTTGATTTTGTCCCATTGAGCCTTATCTTTTTTAGCGGCTTCAATTTCTTCAGAAGAAATAGAGACTTCAATTTCAGTGAGCTTTAAATTATTGTTTTTCATGACTATGGTATAAGATGGCTGATGGATATGTGTCTAAAGTGTGTTCGGCAGAAATATCTAAAACTTCTTTCAAAGTCTCTAAATTTTCTATTTCGTTAAAATCCTTTACACACGATTCTAGAGTTTCTCCCCAATATTCTTTAGACTTGGAGCAAACGATAGATTCACATAAGCTGCTTGCCATTTCTTGTTGGTCACTAGTAAGTTCTTTTGTTTTTAACTTTTTAGTTAATTTAGCCTTTGCTTCGTGAATTAACCCGTCTATATCATAGATAGTCTTTTGGATGCTTGCTCTGGAATATTTTGCGTTTGCAAGGGGAATATCTGTTGTTCCTTCTGGCCGTCCACTAGGTTTAGGCGGTCCTTCTGTCTTGCCGTTTGGAGCAAAAACAGGAACTCCTCCAACTATGGGGTTGTAGTAACCCTGTTCCCTCTCTTCAAGAAACTCTTTCTGAGACTTATTAAGCTCATCAGGTTCAGGGAACCTGCCATTGTGGAACATCTCCATGCCTTGTTTGGGGGTAATAATACCCAACTCCATTAATCTAGTAGATGCCTTCATAAGCTGCACCTCATCCCTCATGTCAATATCTTTCATTCTCGCCTCAGGCCATGAACGGAAACCTAAATCCTTAGCTATTCTCTTGATCTCTCTGTTTAAAAATTCATTTAAAAAGCCATAGCGGGACTCTTGTAACCTATCAATAAAGATTTGAGCTTTTACCTGAGTAGAGTTAAACTTCTCTTCCCCTACCACGATATTCTGGAGACCTTGCTTTATGTCCTCATTTAAAATTTGGTATTTTTCTGGACCTAAGACTAGGTTTAGTTCGGGAATAATAAACTCGGCTTTCGTGGTATAATCGGAAACTAAGACCCTACCAACGCTTTCGTTTTTAAATAAGTTCTGCATCGCAGCAAGGTTGTTAGGATTAACTCCCCCCTTATCTGGATCAGCCCCCATTGTAATAAGCAAGATTACATTTTCAACGGTTCTAGTGATAGCTTGATCCATTTTCTTAAGCTCCATCTTCGCATTGATGTCCTCAAGAACTGGAAAACCAAATGGAACCGCAAATGGCTCATAATCCTGTTTCTTATAAAAAGAAAAAGAAAGCTTTTGGGGGTCAAGGTTTAACTCTATACCCCTTCTTGTATAAGATCCATCTCTGATAGACTCTTGCGCCTCTGGCTCTAATGCTTCAAAAATTCCAAAATCCTCGTCTGTTTGTGGGTTCGCCAGTCTAGCAATTTCATATTCAGATAAAACTTTTTTGTAAACTCCCCCATTTGTAAAACCTGTAGCTCTAGTTGCTATGATGTCATAAGGATTAAGCAAAACATAACGTAAAGGAATTTTATTGGTAGATGGGTTTATTGATCCAACCTGATTTATTAATTTTGCGTAATCTCCCGCTTTAAATTTACCGTCTACCCGATACAAGAAAATGTTTCCACTTCTGTAGTATTCTCTAAAATACTGATCCTTTAAATTAATAATATTAATTCTTTTAAACCACTCGTAAAAAAACTCCCTGCTTTTCTTAGTTCCTCCCTCTAGATAAATGTCGGTATTGGTAAATTCCGACATGATGTCTACCGCATTTCTAAAAACCGCAACATTTGCATAAGCTTTTTGACATAGTTCAATAGCATCACGACAAGTAACACCATCAGAAGCATATTCGTATGGTAACATTCCAATACGAATACTAGCAAATCTATCTATGGGATTACGGAACGCTACCCTGTTTGTTCTTGATCCTTTAAAACTCTGATTCGTAAGCCCCTGCCTTCTTGCTTTCGAAACCTCTTCATACGAAGCATCTGCGGTATAAAATGGCTCCCCCATAAATTCTGGAGAGACATCTTGCTCCTGTGGACGAGAGGGATGATCTTTGGGGTTAAACTGGTTCCAATACTCTGAACGTTTTGTGTATTTTCTCTTGGCCATAGATTTAATTCATATTACACCCCAAAGTTAACTTTCAACTTTTAAAAGTTAAGAAATGAACATTGGAGTAAAGGTGGCTTGGGTGCTGTTTATGTTTTCCGAGTTCATATCGTAGAAAACATTCATAGCCCAATTACCTAAAACTAATGCAGAATAAGAGTCTTTTCTAGCTTTATCTGCACCACTTTGCTTTCTTAAGTTAGGGGGTAAATCAAAACTTTGTGTCCCTTGCAAAGAAGTTGTAATTTGTATCAAAGCACATTGAACCTTAATTAAGTCCATCATGTCCTTTTGGTGTTCTACGAAGTCGATCATTCTTGCCCCATCTGTGCCTCTCTCGTTGGGATCATTTCTAATAAATTTTAATTCTTTTATAGGCACTCTAGACTTCCTTTGATTGTTGTAATCATCGTTCATCGCGGCTCCTGCAAAGAATATCCTCTTATGGTCAAATGCGGCTTGGAGAGACTCATTGGCAATCCTTATCCATGCAGATGTTGGTTTTCTCAAAAAGACTATGTTTTTGCTACTCAAGTTGTATTGGTTTTTAACTCTCCTTAAGTTTTTCTCGTAATCCTGCACTTTATCTAGGTCAGCCTCAATAACTCCTAATTTTAAATTCTTTCTTTTAAATATATCACTCTCATTACAAGAATTAAGAAATTGAACTCCTCCATTGTAGTCTCCCACTACCGCAACAATATTAAAGTGCGTTAATAGGTAAGCAGTATATTTTATATGGGTTTTAAGGTTGGCTCCAGATAGAGCGTAGCTATGAACAACTGTTCCTTTTCGGGTATCGCGATTTAACTTAATAACTAGCATCGCAAAATCGTCAGAGCTTTCGCTTTCCGACCAAGAAGGGTCAAAAGCTAAAATGTATTCGTCTTTTGGGTTGCCTACTACCTCTACACATTGACCCTCTCCATCTGCCAGAGTGCATTCCGCCATTTTGCTTACTTTAAAATATCCTGAACTGTCATCTGTAAATATAGCTCCAAATTCCCTCTCAAACTGAGAATCGCTCATTGTCGCTTTAGATTGGCTTATTAAGTTTTGATCATAAAGCTGCTCTGGAGCGCAATCATAACTAAAGTGCATAATAGTTCTATGTGCTCCATCTTGTTTGTTTTCATTGAGAATCAAGCTCTCATATTGCTGATATATCTTATAAAGGTATTCGAATTTGTAAGAGGCAGAAGACAAACCAATGATTTTGTTGTTTGGCCAGCGCCTTCTATCCTCCTCCTTCATCTTACCTTTGGCGATCATTTGAGTTTCTAAATCATATACTTCTTGTCGCTCTGTAGGGTTCTCTACCACAGAAAGGAAGGGAATAATAACTTCGTTATAGATTTTCTCAGGCATCAGCAATAACTCATCAATAATCATTCTTTGGAAACGAAATCCCCTGAGTTTCTCACCATCTCCTAGTGGCAGGGCGCGAATACTACTTTGCCCAATCTCCATCACCCACTCATCATTCATCTTTGAGACTCTAGTAATGCACTGGGAAAAAAATGTAGCCTTGGGGCTTTTAGAAATATCTTCTATCTTTTTGAAGATCATCTTTGACTGCCTGAAAGACTTAGAGAGAATACCTATCTGAACACCCTGATTCAGAATAGCGTCTAAGAGCGCGAAAATGCCCGTAGAGAAGCTTTTAGACATTCCCCGACTCCATATGCCCAAAAAGTAGTCAGACTCCATCATGGCCTTAATAGCCATATGCTGAAATGGAAATAACTTGACTCCAGTGAACAATTCACATGCAAAGGAAGGATTTTCCCTAAGAAACTTATAAAGCAAAAGTTTTGCTTCAGTTTCCTCTAAATACCCCTCTTTGTCTAGAAGTAGCTGATTTATATCTTTGAACTCTCTGTGGAGTTTCTGTATTCCTGTTTCCCAAGCCATCTTTTTTAAGTTGTTTATCCCAAAAATACTGAACATCCACTGTCCAAAGTTTTTTCCCTAAAACAAGAATTTTGGGTATTATCTCTTCGCTTTTAGCCCTAGACCCACTAAACACAAATTGACAACAATCTGAATAGTCAGCTTGTATCTCTCGCATCCTATGGTAAACATAATCTAAGTTAAATTTTTTGTATCCCGCTTTATTGTTTGCCCACATTTTATTAAATGCTGTCTCAGTGACTACAAACAACATACATCCCATTGATCTACACCTTTCTAACTCTTTTACAAATCTTGAATAACCATTTGTAATTGTAGCACAGAAATCCTGGTAAGATTTCCTATCCACGAATGTATAGTCATATAAATCTCCTCCAACAGCGTAATCTCCCACATCCAACTTCAAAGATTCAGAATTCTTGAAATACAGGGGTTTCTGTTCTCTTGTATCTATCAGTATAGGTGTATCTGAATAATCGTTTTTAAATTGATTTGGTAGTTGCCCCGAAAGCATGGGCAACATACCAAATTGTTTACAAGCTTCGCTATAACTACCAAAAACCTCTTTACAGAGATCTACATCGGGTAATCCTGCTGTTTGTAGATAAATGGAAGGTGGTCCCCCTTGTAGCCCCTTGGCTTCCTTTTTTTCTTTAAAAGCTTTTATAATATATTCTTTAACCTCTGACCGTGGTGCTGTTTTGCACCATTTTTTCATATTTCTTTTATTGATAAAGTCAGCAGCGAAATACTGATCGTATTTTTTAAACTCGATCAGTTCTCCAGTTAGTTTGTCTTTCCTTGCATAATTATCCACATAGTAATCTCCAAGGAGTTTACCGTGTTTCTTTATGTGTGCGTGGAGACTTCTTAATGAATCAAAAGACTCGCCACACTCTTTGCAATCATAAGACATCTTGCTGACCAATTCCTAAAACTCTTGCTTTCCATTCAGCCATTCCTTCTAATCTTTCGGCTTCTTTCTTTACTGCCTCTTTTTGCATCTCTGCTATCCTTGCCATCGTCTTTCTTTCTTCTTCTTCTTGAAAAAGTTGAACAATAGATAAAAACGAAGCATTTTCCTTCTGCATCTTCTTCATCCTCTCACCCCGATCACCTTGGAGCTTTTTAGTTAAGTTCTCGATGCGAGTTTCGCATTGGTGATACTCAGAACTCTTAGCTTTAATAATTTCTGCCAAGCGAATAGACATTTCCTGCTGTTCATCAGCCTCATCAAACATATTGTTCAATTTGTTTAGGTGAGCACTAATAACCTCCAAATTAATTACCTCCTTGCAGACATTTAAATACAAATTAATTTCATCAGCCGTCAGGTCTGGCTTATCCCACGTTAAACGTATAAACTCATGCTCAAAGAGGACTCGATCCTCTTCATTGAGGTAATTATTAATAATTTTCAGAAATCTAGAGTTCGACAGGTTGACCATAAGTTTTTCAACACAAATTTGTTTTTGCCTGTTAAGTTTGGGTTCATCTAAACCTAATCCTGTAGCATCATTGATTTTTTTGATGATTCGGGACGGAGACTTAGGTGAAATGTATGAACTTAGTGCGCCACTATCTTGAGAAGGTAAAATGTCTGGGTTGACTGCTCTAATTTCCGCTAAAACTGCTCTTTGTTCGGCACTAAGCGGCAAAACCCTGCGATCTGGAAAAACAATTCTAGCTATCTCTAGCGAAGACAGTCCCGTGTCGGCTTGTTGTAAAATAAATTCAGTTTGCTCTTGTGTGAACTCAATGGTTTCTGCTGGTGGACGACTTGTCGTTCTGAATTCTATAGCATTTTCTACTAAAAACTTCCTAACAGCCCTGCCCTCCTTAGATCTCCCATCTAAAGAGTCGTCTTGAAAGCATTGCTTAGTCAAATCAATGAGGTTTGGAATTCTTGAGGCGTTTTCCCTTAAAAATTCTTTCTGTTCGTCACTCAGGTCCATTTCCTATGATATCGTTGTCTTTTAGGATTTCTAAAGCTGTCTCTAGAAACTTTTTCTTTAGGTTCTTGACCTGACGGTAGCCAAGCTTTCTTTTTTGTGGGGATATTTTGTATCCCATAAATTTAGCTACGTCCTCTTCAGTCTTATCTTCAAAATATAGCATCCGATAGGCGACATAGTGATTTTCACTTAACCTTATCTCCATATAGAGATCCAATCTCTTTAGAGAGCCATTGAAGTCAAAGTCTGTGTATTCCCTCCCCCTAACCTCCTTAACAAAGTCTTCTGTAGATAAAGGGATTTTTAATTCCAACCCCATCTTCTTGGTCTTTTCCCATTTTGAACAAATTGGGCAAGTCGATGGGTCATGATCAGCAAACTGATACTTTGGACAAGGGTTAACATAATTACCGTAGTGATTTCTTATGAGGTTACGCATCTGGTTTGAGATGATGCGCCCTATCCATGGCTCAAGGGGTCTTTCTTGATCCCACATGTGCCATTTCTTAGCAATATGTAATTTTATAATCTGCTCTACATCTTCAAAGTCAAACCACCTAACTGCTCTTAACCTCCATTTATACTGCTGTTTTTTAATTGCAGCATCTATGATGTCAGAAAAATCTTCATAAGTATATTCACCTTTGTTTTTTCTTTTCATCAATAAATTCATTAACAGACAGAGTTTTACTCTTCTCTTTCGGAGAAGGTTCTGACTCGCCTATTAGTGAACCTAAAGTAGTTGTTGTGTGTTCTATATCGTATTCAACTTGGAAGTTTGAAACATGAGGAACTGACTGTGCGTCAGTTTCATCAGAAGAAACAACTACAGATTTTTCTAGAGCAGGTAATTCTGCCGCAGTGTTGGTAGAAACAGATGCGTTTAACTGTTGACCGCACTTACCGCAAAAATTTGGTTTGGCGTGAGCGTATTCAATTTTGGTTCCGCAACTATGACAAAATAAGTGAGCCATCTTATATATTTATATGGTTTTAAATCGTTTTTTCAAAAATAAACAAGGTCTAGTCCTATATATGGTAAAAAAGCTGTTCGCCGCTAGCGCGTTGACATATGCTCTTGTTTTACATATACTATTACACTTTCTTATGAGTTTCTAATTTTGAAATAATAAATTTTAAGATTTTACTACGGACAATATCAGAACGGGTAAATTTAAAGGAATGAATTCCATTTTCTTCTGACTTCTCATCAGAGAACAGATCGAACATTTCTGCAAATCCTGTTTTCCCATTAATATCGCTTTGCATAAAGTCTCCACAAATAATCAGCTTGCTATCTTCCCCTAAGCGGGTCACTAGGGTGGTAAGCTCCTTGAAAGTAAAGTTTTGTGCTTCATCAGCCACAATTAATTTATTGCTCCAGTTCGCTCCTCTTAAAAAGTTTATAGGAACGGCAGAGATACGACCTTT